CCCGTGTCCCTAAAGCGGTAGGCATTCCATTTTTCCTCGGTGGTTGTGCCGTCCTCATTCTCCACCTTGTCCGTCACTTCGATAGTGGTGACATCCGACATGATGCCTGTTCTTCGAGGATAGACTTCATCGAAGATAACCACCTGCTCGACGGCTTCCTCGGTAGTCATATTAGGGTATGCATCAATGTAGGGAATACCCTCGGGCAGCATTAATCTTTTCTGAACCACACCATTCACCACCACCGTTTCATCAACGGGGCGGTAATTTGAAGGAATGTTCCTTGTAGAACCGAAAGCATAGATTCTCGTTGCGTAAGTCGATTGTGAATCCGAACGGGACATTTCCTCTACATTTACACCGATCTCCCAATTAACAGGATCACCGAACTCACAACGCCCGAAATGGATGATGTTTTCAGTCACCCAACATTCGCAATCCCATTTCTTCGCCATCTCAAAACAA